TTGACTGGTGATGTCATCATTCTTTCCATCTGGAAAATCGTATGTAGTGTAGACTACTTTACCATCTGGGTTCTTGTGTTCCCTTTTGACTGGAAGTTCACCATTTTCGTTTGGGGTGTTTTTCCAATCGGGTGCTGGTATAATTTCATTGAATGGGGTCTCTGATTCAAAAATGCTTTTCAACTTTGCTGCGTCCTGCTCATTGTCAGCATAGAACGAAACACGATTGTGACACCAATTAGGCATAAAAATCTCCAGAGTGAATTAAGGTGAGGGAATGAGAAATTGCAATTTCTCTTCTGTGATGCCTTGAAATCATTTAAGTCTCAAGGTCTGCTCTGTGCATATCCCTCACTATAGGGACAGTTTAGACGTACCAGTTACTATCTACTAGCAACGCTAATTGCTGGTTGACCTTTATTAAATACTGTATCTACAACAGCATTTATTCTCTTACTGGTGCTAATTCCTACTCTATCATAACAAGGAACGACCACTAATCCGTATGCTTTAGTATCATCTCCCTTACGAATTACACGACCTATTGTTTGACAAATACCGATATAATCCATATTTCTTAAAAACAATGCTGCCTCTAATCCTTTTACGTTGATACCTTCAGATAGAATACTGTGATGCAAAACTATAAATCTCTTCTCCTTATCTTCTCCCCATTCATGTAAAGTATTGAAGAAATCTTCACGATTAACTTTATCACCATCAACAAATGCACCATGCTTTGATGTAATATAGAGGAGTGAATATCCTCTACTATTCATTTCATTAACAAAGTCAGTTTGTGCCATTAAATCTACAATCTGTTTTGTTTTTCTTGCACAAACTAATATTTTATTAACATTTGTTTCATCTATTGTTGATATTAAGTGATCGCAATCTTTCTCCCATGAATGTCTGCTATCATCAACAACATCTATCTCCTTTATTAATACTTTAGGTGGTAGAATTACACCTTCATTAACTAACTTAGGTGCAGGTACATTGATTAATACTTTACCAAATATGTCCTCATCATTCATTCCTATTTTATATGGAGTTTTTGAATGTTTAGGAGTAGCAGTAAAGAAATAAGAACGTTTTGCATACATTGAATGATACTCAACTGGTTCAATAAAGTTCTTCTGGACACTATTATGTGCTTCATCAAAATATATTGTATCAACATCAATCTCTGCTTCTTGTATTCTATGTAGAGAATGATATGTAGTAAAGATTAACTTATTAAATCTGTAATTGTCTTCTGCCCATTGTAAAATAACATCACTCTTTGTTGTAGAATCGTGATGAGTTTCTCCAGAATGTACATGTAATACTTTATACTGAAGCATTGGATGTGCATCCAAATACTTAACAAAATCATCACATAATTGCTGTGATAATAATATTCTAGGTGCAACGATTACAATAGTTTTTCTATCTGGTTCTGATAATATTACATCCCAATTACAACTATTAAATTCACGCTGAGTATCTTTAATCATACAAATAGTCTTACCACCACCTGTAGGGACAATGATTTGACCTTTATTCTTTTCACTCATCACATCAATCGTTTTTTGTTGATGATTACGAAGTTTAAACATTAAATAATAATTAGTACAATAATTATACCATAAAAATGGTTAAAACGCCATTACAGACGCTTCTAGGTACATTATAGGGACACTTTGGACGTACCAGTTATTTACTTTTTATTCTTCTTATGTGCTTTAACAAAGTTTCTAGCAGATGATTCGTTTCTACATTCTTTTAACAATTCACCTTCATGTATCACCATTAATTTAGTATTACTGCCCATAATTGGAACAGCATAGTATCCATCATTAGTAGCAAATCCACGATCACAATCTTTATAGAAACGTGCAATAGATTTTAGTTCTTTAGTATCAGTCATTAGCAAATAGTTACTTTTCTTTCATTTAATCTTTTCTCTATTAGTTTACCATAATCCTCATGCAATTCGCAACCTATGTAATCTCTTCCTAACTCTTTTGCTACAAATGCAGTTGTACCTGATCCCATAAATGGATCTAAAATAATATCATTTTCTTCACTACCTGCTAATATACAAGGTTTAATTAAATCAGGTGGAAATACTGCAAAATGACTACCTTTATAGGGTTTATTTGTTATACTCCAAACTGATCTTTTATTCTTTGTTGGATATGATTTAGTAAGACCAGAATGAGGTTGTAATCCACTACCAGGATTATGATATTTGCCTTTTGATCTATCTCTTGTTCCCCAATCTTTAGCAGGTTCCTTGATAGCATTATTATCATAATAGTATCGTTTGTTCTTACTTAATAGGAACAAATATTCATGTGATTTAGTACATCTATCCCTCACACTTTCTGGCATAGGATTAGGTTTATGCCATATAATATCCTGCCTTAAGTACCATCCATCTGCTCTTAATGCAAATGCCAACATCCACGGAATACCAATTAAATCTTTCTCTTTAAGCCCATCTAATTTATTACCACGTCTTGCACATTTGTCTGGTAAATCTTGTTTAGTGTTACTAACAGTTTGTTTCACTAATGCTTGTCCTTTTCCAGGTCTATAGTTATAATAACTATCACCAATGTTTAACCATAATGTACCATCCTCAGTTAGCAGATTACGCACTTCTCGGAATACTTTTACTAGGTTTTGAATATACTCTTCTGGAGATTCTTCTTGTCCTATCTGACAATCCTCCCCTCCATAATCTCTTAAACCATAATAAGGTGGAGATGTAACGCACATCCTCACCTTATCATCAATTTGTGATAGTGTCTCACGACAATCACCAAACAAAATTGTATCTTTCATCAATAATCAGGATGCCTTCCTTCTTGGGATTTGTAACCATCTGCCATATTATATTCTCTTCTATTCTTTACATATTCTAACTCATTCCAGTTATCTTTATTACATATTAACAAACAATGAACGTTTTTATGTCTCATTGGTTTTCCACTTGTATACACGCATTGATTCTTTGGATATACATGAATCTCTATAGTAATATACTGAGAGATTGAGTTCCATCCTTGTTTTATACGTTTTTCATTATCAACTGGGTCACCCTTAAAATAAACCCACCCCTCTTCCCAATCACCATTTGGACGTTTCCAAATAACATAATCGTCTACTTGGGGTTCATACATTTATCTGTCTAATTGTGCGAGTCCCTCATCCAATGTTCCTACTGGAACTGCTCTTAATCTATCTGGTGCAATATCACCACGTTCAAGATAGAATTGTATCCACTCATCACAGGCTGCTTTACCCAAATCATCAGACTTAGGATCAATACTTGTCCATCCATTTGTAGACAGTTCTTGAATCTTCCAACGTTTTTCTTTAGTCATTAGATAATAATCTCCAGCACTAAGTATATATTAAAATACCCTATCAGTATAACCGATAGGGTACTAAATGTCAAATAAGGAACTCAGCAATGTAGTAATCAACAGTGATTTCTAACGCAGATGCCTCCTTTTCACATTCAACAATAAACTTTTCAATCATTTCATCAGTTTGGTTTAAATGATCTTTATTCACGAAGATACCTCCTCACCTGATTTGTTGAATGATTTGTTTAACATTGGCACATAAAGTTCGCCATCATCTTTTAACATAGCGAGCATATTATTGAACCACTCATTGTTCATGTGATGCTCTTCAAACGTCAACCCTTTTATGTAAGATTGACTCCACTCGTGATGGTATGCCATTAATAAAATAAAGAAAAGGCTATAGGGATGTTAGTTCTTTTAGTGGGTGCGACCCACGAGGCACATCCATCTCCTCGTTGTTGTGTGTAGGACTTACAGGACGTAATTTCTCAACTGAATTGAGACAACCATAGATCCCTGCCCAATGGTGAGGGAAAACAAAACTAAGGGGAAGTCAATTACCCCAACATCATGTCTCTGCTTCTCTTAGTAGGATGAACCCCACAATGTCAGACTAGTTGAGAACCTCGTTTGTTTTCCACTCTTATAATATAGCACTATCCAACAGGTCTGTCAGTCCATTCTGTGACACTACTTCGATTGGCACATGATACTCGCTCACTCTCTTCCTAATCAGGTCACCATAATTTTCATGCAACTCACATCCAATATAGTCTCTACCTAGTGATTTTGCCACCGCAGCAGTTGTCCCACTACCCATGAAGGGATCTAATACAATGTCACCCTTCTCGCTTCCTGCCTTGATACAAGGTTCAATCAGGTCGGGTGGATATACAGCAAAATGTGCCTCTTTATATGGTTTAACTTGAATATTCCATACACTTCTCTTACGTCTTGTTGGTTCCTTGATAGCATCAACATCAAAATAATAGTTTTGATTCTTACTGAATAAAAAGATATATTCATGTGCTTTAGTACATCTATCTCTCATACTCTCAGGCATTGGATTAGGTTTATGCCATATAATATCCTGCCTCAAATACCATCCATCTGCTCGTAATGCAAATGCTAACATCCAAGGTATTCCAATTAAATCTTCTCTTTATATCCATCTAATTTATTACCTCGTCTTGCACATTTGTCTGGTAAATCTTGTTTAGTAGCAGCAACAGTTTGTTTAACTAATGCTTGACCTTTTCCAGGACGATAGTTATAATAACTATCACCCATATTCAACCACAATGTACCATCATCTGCCAGTACATTCTTTACACTTTGGAACACACTTACCAGATTTTGAATATACTCTTCTGGTGTATCTTCTTGCCCTATTTGATTACTTTCATTACCATAATTGCGAAGTCCATAATAAGGTGGAGATGTAACACACATCTGCACTTTATCATTTAGTGTAGAAAGTGTGTCCCTACAATCTCCAAATAATATGGTATCTTTCATCTTGCTATCCATCCTTGAAACAATATGTACGCTCCAAATGATAACATTAAGAATGTAATTGGGAAGAATGGAATAATAGTAATTACATGTAATACTTGTATAGTTACTATTATATAAAATGCCCACATTATTATCATACCTATTTTATTATGCCTACTTCCTCTTTTATATGGATGAACTGCTAGATGTGGAGATCTATCCCATCCGTCAACCATATATTCTTTTGTAGATATATTTTTACTCATCTTCATATTCCTCTAATCCTTCAAATTCTGCCATATAATAATCACAAGTCACCTCATAATATGCTGCCAATGCTTCAATATCATTGGGATCAATAGCACATTTTTCAAATAGATCTAGTGTAGATTCGTGCATTTTGTAAAAAAGATTGAGATCGAACATTATTATACTATCATATAAGTTTGCAATTAATAGTTTTAGTGTGACACTAATTTAAGTGGCATAGTATTAACAATAAATCATAATTAACTCCTTACTATACTAATTGCTGGTTCACCTTTGTTGAAAATAGTATCAACAACTGCCTCAACTTTGCGTGATGTTGTTATACCTACTCTATCATAAACTGGTACACAAATCAACCCATAAGTCTTGGTGGCATTTGATTTACGAATTACCCTACCAATCGTTTGACTAATTGTTATATAGTCCATTGATCTTAGGAAGATTGCTGTATCTAATCCTGATACATTAATACCTTCAGATAATATACTATGATGCAATACTACAAACTTCTTATCATCATCTGCACCCCATTCATTTAACTTAGTGAAGAAATCCTCACGAGATACTTTCTTACCATCAATGATTGCACCTGTCTTAGATGTTATATACATCCAAGAATATCCACGAGTTCTTAACTGTATGCAGAAGTCAGTTAGTGATGTCAAACTAACAATTTGTTTGGTAGATCTTGCACAGATAAGTATCTTATCCTTATTGCAATCAGCTATACTATCTAATACATTGTCACAATCTTTCTCGTGTCTAAATCTACAATCATCAGTCTCATCTATCTTCTTAATTGTTACTTTAGGTGGTAGAATATACCCACCTTGTACTAACTGTGGTGCTGGTACACTGATTAATACTTTACCAAATATGTCCTCATCATTCATTCCTATTTTAAAAGGAGTCTTTGAATGTTTAGGTGTAGCAGTAAAGAAATAGCAGCGTTTTGCATACATTGAGTAATACTCAACAGACTCAATAAAGTTCTTTTGAATAGCATTATGAGCTTCGTCAAAGTATATTACATCAACATTAATATCTGCTTCTACTATTCTATGAAGAGAATGATAAGTTGTAAAGATAATCTTGTTACCTTTAACTTTATCCCACTCTTTAATTACATCTGCTTTAGTTGTACTAAAATGATGAATTTCACCACTATGTACATGTAATACATTGATAAATTGATACTTTTTCTGTATAATATCTAAGAACTCTGATGATAATTGCTCTGCTAATAATATACGAGGTGCAACTACAACGATAGTCTTATGACCACCATTGAAATATGCTAGAGCATCCTCAATCATGCACATGGTCTTACCACCACCAGTAGGTACAATGATCTGACCTTTATCATTATCCCACATTGCCTTGACTGTATCAAACTGATGTGGACGTAATGTAATCATAAAATCTTTT